ATTACATAGTGATGATAATGGTATAGTAATAGTTGTAAGATTTAATAATGAAAAGGAGGAAGAATGATATTAGATGATCAATATATAACAAAAGATATGCTAACTAATGATAGTTACAAAGGTAATTATTATGCAAATAAAAATGCAGTAATGTATGATTTACAAAATGGAAAACAAAACGTAGTTTGTTTCTGTGATAATATTCATACGGCACAAGGTATAGTAGAAGGCTTAAACTTAATAGATAATTTAGAATCAGAGGGAGCAGAGTTAAGGAAATGATAAACTATAAATTTATAACACAAGGTAAGTCACAAGATATTGAAGCTATGAGTTTAAAAAAAGCTATGATATCTTTTAATACAAAGGCAGGTGATGCAAAAGTAGCATATGTAGAGTGGGTAAGTAAGAAAGGTAACATAAGTTTTTATACATACAAGCTGCCATACAAAACAAGAAAAGAAAGAAAAGGCAGGCTATGATAGGAATGAAATATGAAAACTTAAGACCCATAGAAATAAATCATTATGAGTGGTGTAAGAAAGAGGGTAGAGATATATCTTGGTTTAAAAAAGAGGAGCAAAATGTTTTATTGGAATCCAAAAAAATTAAAAGAATTAAAAGAAAAAGGACTTAAAATAAAAATTATGACTTTAAAAGAATACAACTTGACAAATAAAGAAAAATATGATAAGGAAAATAACAATGAAAAAATACAAAGTAAGACTATTTGGAATGGGAATAGATGCAGTAGCAGTGATGCCATTCGACAACGAGCCAGATATAGAAACACTAGAAAATAATGTAGCCTATTATTTAAATAATCACTTAATGAAAATAGAAAAGAGTTCTTTTTTTTCTGAAGATAAATATACAATTACATATGAGGAAGTATCTATTTGAATTATAAACAACAGTTAGCAGTTGTGCAAGGCTTGTTTGTGCCACCTGATACAAACATCAGAATGGATTGTCCATTTTGTAATAACAAAAATACATTGCTTGTAGACACTACAGAAAATAAAATAAGTTGGTATTGTTTTCATGCAGCCTGTAAAGCAAAAGGAAAAAAAGAAGGGGAAAAAGATATGCACTATGTAGAAAAAGTATTTCAAGGCAATAAAGAATTACATATAGAAGATAAAAACTTTCCAATGCCAGATAGTTTTCAATCAATATATTCAAACGAAAAGGCTATGCATTGGCTAAATAAAAATAATTGTTGGGAGTCTTGGTCATGGGGTAGAGCAGATTTTAAGTATGATGTAAAGCAAGATAGAGTTGTATTCCTAATTAAAAATAGAGTATCACATAAAATAGTAGGTGCAGTAGGTAGGGCATTAAATAAAAATGATTTTCCTAAATGGTATATGTATGGTAACAAAGATGTCCCGTTTAAATGTGGTGAGTGCGAAGATTCTGTAATTGTAGAAGATTGCCCATCAGCTTGTGCAGTATCTAATGTATTAACTGGCATAGCTATTATGGGAACTAAATTAAAAGAAATACACAAAAGCCATTTACAACCATATAAAAAATTATATATTTGTTTAGACAGAGATGCTACAACAAAAGCATATGACATAGCAAAAGATTTAAGATCATCTGGATTTGAAAATGTAATAGTAAAACCTTTAGAAGATGACCTTAAATACTACAACACAGAACAGATAAGGAAAATATTTTATGAATGATAATATGAAAAAAGAAGTATTAGCTAAATGGAATGAGTGGAAATGGGATCTTTGGGAAGCTAATAAAAGTAACTGGACTCAAAGAGATCAATCAATAGCAGAAACAATAGATCAAATTTTATTAAAGGAGTTAGATGATAGAAAAGCAAATGATTAGGCTTATGCTTAATAAAAAATTTTATACTCAACATAAAGGCATGTTATCACCTACTGTATTTGCAGGTGATATAAGTTCTTTATATGAAACAATACAAAAAGCACACGAAAAATATGAAGAGGATATAAAAGTAGATGAGTTATATTCTTTGCATACTGCAATATTTAATCCTGCGTTGACCCGTGCTGCAAAAGAAAAGTTTAGTGAGCTAGTAGAAGATATCAAAGAAGTACAAGAACCTAGTAAAGAAATAGCAAAAGATATAATGCGTATCTTATCTGATAGAGATTTAGCACAAAGAATAGCAGTAGAAGCTACAGAAATATTTAATGGTAAAGATGCAAACTTTACAGAAATAACTGGTATGATAGAAAAACATAAGCAAAATATCAGTGAAGAAAAAACTCCTGCAGTTACAAGTGATGTAGAACAAGTATTAAATTTATTAGATGTAACTACAAAATGGAAGTTTAATATACCTGTGTTAAAAGAAAATGTAGGTGGTATTGGTGGTGGTAATTTAATGATAGCATTTGCTAGACCAGAAACAGGTAAGACTGCATTCTGGGTTAGCCTATGTGCAGGACCAAATGGATTTGCAGAACAAGGTGCAAAGATACATGCATTTATAAATGAAGAGCCTGCAATAAGAACACAGATGAGGGCTATATCTTGCTACACTGGTATGACTAGAGATGAAATAATACAAGATAAAAAAATAGCACAAGGTTCTTGGTCTGAAATAAAAAATAATATATTAATGTTTGATACAGTTGATTGGTCAATGGAAGATATAGATGCACATTGTGAAAAAAATAAACCAGATATTATAGTTATAGACCAGCTAGATAAAATAAATGTAACTGGCACATATGCAAGAACAGATGAAAAGTTAAGACAAATATATACAAGTGTAAGAGAGATAGCAAAGAGAAGAGATTGTGCAGTCATTGCAATATCACAAGCATCTGCTGATGCACATAATAGAAACAGTATTTCTTTTGACCAAATGGAAAACTCTAAAACTGGTAAAGCTGCTGAGGCTGATTTAATTATTGGTATAGGTAGAAACTCTAATAGTGATTTAGAAAATAAAATAAGAACATTATGTATAAGTAAAAATAAAATAAATGGGTATCATGGTGAGCCTGTGTGTACCATTAGAAGAAGTATAAGTAGATATGAAGTTTAAAATAAAACCATCAAGAGTACTAGAAATAGGTAATATATTTCAAAGGTTTATGAATAAACATAAAAATTTAGAGTGTGTGGGATCAGGTTTTCATATTAATAGTTCAATGGAATTTGAACGTGATCTTGAAATAAATTACAAAGGTAAAGAATATATTATTACAATAGCAGAAGTAGAAAGGAATTTATGATTACAACAGTAGACGTAGAAACATCTTGGCAAGTTACAAGTACAGGTGGGTATGATCCATCACCTTTTCATCCAGATAATATATTAGTTAGTGTAGGTATCAATGATGAATATTATTTTACAAATCATAGTGAAAGAGTTGATGAGGGTTGCTATCATAAAATACAATCTATATTAGATAAGACAACTTTACTTATAGGTCACAATATTAAATTTGATTTGATGTGGTTATTAGAATCTGGATTTAAATATACAGGCAGAGTTTATGATACTATGTTGGGGGAGTATATACTTAACAGAGGTATAAGAAAAAGTTTAACACTTGAGATGTCTTGTCGTAGAAGAAAAATTGGATCTAAAGATAGCACTATTAAAGAATGGACAGATAGGGGTATACCATTCCAAGATATACCAGTTGATGTAGTAGAAGAGTATGGTAGGATAGATGTAACTATAACTAGAAGACTATTTGATTCACAGATGAATGATCTAAAAATGGCTAAAAATAAGGGTTTATTGATGACTCTGAAAATGATGAATGAGTTTTTAGTTGTATTATCTGACATGGAAAGAAATGGAATTAATATTAATTTAGAAGAACTACATAGTGTAGAAAAAGAATATCGTGCAGAGTTTGCATACTTAAAACAAAAGATAGATAAGATAGTATACAAACAAATGGGTGATACAAAAATAAATCTATCTAGTCCAGAACAATTATCCTGGTTAATATATTCTAAAAAACCAAAAGATAAAAAAGAGTGGGCTAAAATATTTAATGTAGGTATAGACAAAAGCACTGGTAAAAATAAAAGAAGACCAAACTATTCTAGACAACAGTTTAGAAATTTAGTTGCAGATAACACTGAGCTAATACATAGAACATCAGCACAACAATGCCTAACATGTAAAGGTAAAGGCGTAATTAAAAGAATAAAAAAAGATGGTAGCCCATATAAAAATTATACTAAATGTTCTGAGTGTGATGGTGATGGCTATTTATATACACCTATGGCAAAGATAGCAGGATTTAGGCAAGTGCCTAGAAGTGTATATGATATAGCAGAGTCTGGATTTAGAACAGATAGAATAACATTAAATAAAATAGCAGCAGAAGCAGAGGGTGAGTTTAAAAATTTTATTGATGCAATAGTTAGGCACAATGCAGTTGATACATATCTAAATACTTTTGTAGAAGGATTAAAAAATTTTACAAACGAAAAGGGATTCTTACATCCTAAATTTATGCAAGCTATAACTGCAACTGGTAGACTGTCTAGTCGTGATCCTAATTTTCAAAACCAACCAAGGGGTAAAACTTTTCCTATTAGAAAAGTTGTTACATCTAGATTTAAAGATGGTATGATATTAGAGGTAGACTTTGCACAATTAGAATTTAGAACAGCAGTTTATTTAGCACAAGATAAACAAGGTATGGAAGATATAAAAAATAAAATAGATGTGCACCAGTACACTGCAGATAT